AGCCTGTTAGATAGAGTGTTGCCACTGTTAGATCAATGGGGATACTACATCGAGGTGGAAGACCTAAGGTCACCAGTTGAGCTGAATTTTGACAAAGTTGAGTCAGATTTTTGGGGTGATGCAACTTGGCCAGAAGGGCACAGATTTGCAGGAGATCCTATTCGATTGCGTGAAGACCAAGTTGAGGTTGTAAACAAGTTCCTTGAGAATCCGCAATGCATCCAAGAAATTGCCACTGGCTTTGGTAAGACAATTACCACCGCAACTTTGGCAAAAATCTGTGAAAAATACGGTCGAACAGTGACCATTGTTCCAAACAAGAGTTTAGTTGAGCAAACTGAAGAAGACTTTATCAACTGTGGTTTAGACGTTGGCGTTTACTACGGCGACAGAAAAGACCTAGACAAAACGCATACAATTTGCACTTGGCAAAGTTTGAATATTTTGGACAAAAAAGGCAAAAATTCCTCAGAAAATGAGGAAATTTTAACTGTCGCTGAATTGCTGGATAATGTAAAAACTGTCATGGTTGACGAAGTTCATATGGCCAAGGCAGAGGTGTTAAAAAATCTGTTGACACACAATCTAGCACATACACCGATTCGTTGGGGACTAACCGGAACCATTCCAAAAGAGGATATTGACTTCGAAAATATCCGTGCAAGCCTAGGTGAAGTAGTGCATCAAGTCAAGGCGCATGAATTACAAGAAGCAGGGGTGTTGAGTACATGTCACGTAAACATTGTACAAACACAGGAGTGGAAAGAATTTGAAAGCTACCCGGCAGAATTAAAATATCTTGTCACTGACGAGGACAGAATGAGCTGGATAGCCAAGCTGATTAACAAAATTTCCGAATCAGGAAATACATTGGTATTAGTTGATAGAATTGAATCAGGAAAGTTTTTAATAAACGAATTACCCGAAGCAGTTTTTATTAGTGGTGCCGTAAAAACTAAAGATCGAAAAGAAGAGTACGATGAAATTAAAACTGCTGATAATAAGATTATTGTGGCGACTTACGGTGTGGCCGCTGTGGGTATTAATATTCCTCGGATTTTCAATATGGTGCTTTTGGAACCCGGAAAGAGCTTTGTCCGCGTTATCCAATCTATTGGACGCGGCATTCGAAAAGCAGACGACAAAGACTTCGTCCAAATCTGGGATATAACTGCAAACTCAAAATATGCGAAAAGACACTTGACTGAACGAAAAAAATACTACAAAGAAGCCAAGTACCCATTTACAATTGAAAAGGTGAAATACTGATGCAAATATTAACGCTAGACAACAAGACATTTTATTTGAATGACTTGCCGGAAGAGATAGACGAGGACATGCGATTCGCTGTCATGGATAATAGCGATCCACAAAATCCTGACTTTTTCTACTTACCTTTGGTATTTTTAGAAAGTTTCACCGGACCAGCCGCGGTACTGAGAATCGGGAAAAATGAGATTACGATGCCACTAGATTGGTGCACAATCGTAGGAGATCCTACAGGACCAGAGATGGAAGTGTTACCGCTTACTAGTCTAAATGACAGAGGATTTAAGACCTTTACATTCAATCCGTTGAGCAGTTTTAGACCAGAGTTTTTTGATATTGACATCGTCGATGTGTATCAAGATGTCAAATGGTATTTCCCAAAGATGAAGCCGGGGCAGTTATTAGCCACGCCTTTGCATTCAGGAGAAAAACCTATTTGTTCTTATTTCGTCAAAGAAGTCAGCAGACAAAGTGAGATCATAGATTATACTAAATGTTGGTAAGGAGAACGATGTGGGCAAACTAAAAGAAGGTGCAACATACATTTATGAAAAGGCCGATGGCATAACATATTCCAGAGAATTTGGTGCGGAACCGGTTACTAGAAAAATCATAGGAGTAGACTATGACAAAAAATCTCTCATGGAACAACTTAAAGAAGATAAGTTGTGGGGAGATATAAGACGTAGTGCGCAAAGCGGAGAAAATCCTGCATTGACAACTGCCGTAAGTCAAGTTATAATGTTGTATCACTTAGGCAAAGATAATGGCTCTTGATATTAAACGTGAACTAAACGCAGTAGATAAAAAAGTCTACGACTTTTATGACAAACTAACTCCAGAAGAACAAAAGGAATTTAGTCCTTATGTCTTGATGCGTTATGTTGCCAACGTACAAGGTGATCCAGATATTCAGGCATGGTTTTTAGAAATGACCAATGAACTAGTAAACAAGAATCATTGGGACCTAAGCAAGAATCATAAAGGGTTATTGTGGAAATTATTTGCGGCATGCGGTGCAGGGGTTCCGTGTTATCATCCATATCTCAAAGCAGGTTCAAAAGAAAAAGCAGTTAAGATTGAAAAATTGTTGGCTGAATTGTACCCAGCATACAAGATGGAAGATATCAAACTAATGGCTAAAATGATGACCAAAGCAGACAAAGATGAACTGTTTGACAAGATGGGATTTGATAAAAAGCAACGAAAGGAATACGAATGAAATTTTTTGAACCTTTGCGTGATGACCTAATGGTACAGCAACAGATCAATAATTCGTGGGAACATATGGTTGGTGTAATCATGTTAAATCAAACTGGCCGTAAACCTGTTAAAACAACATTGCCGGAATTCCTATATTGGTTTCCTACTCCACACGCTTTGTTAAACGCAGACGAAGAATTTGTTAAGAGTATCATCCAACCATTGGGCATGGTCAATGTTCGATATAAAAGACTTGTTGGTATGAGTCAAGATTACCTAATGTGGGACGGCAATGATGCCACCGACTTGTATGGTATAGGTAAGTACGGCAGTGATAGTTATGAGATATTCTTCAAACAGAATTATCATGTAGAGCCCACAGATAAAGAATTAAAGAGATATTTAGAAGAAGTTGAATGATGCAATTAGCAGAACAACCGTTTAACTGTACACATTGTGGTAAGAAATTCATGCAGGAAAAGACTCTGTATGCGCACATGTGCGAGCCAAAACGCAGGTTCATGCAACGAGATGAGAAACGTGTACAAGCAGGTTTCTTTGCTTTTAATAGATATTATAGACTAGTACAAGGTGCTAAAAAGGATAAAACATATGAAGAATTTTGTAAGAGTGCCTACTACAATGCCTTTGTTAAGTTTGGAAGTTTTGTCAATAATGTTAATCCTCTCTATCCAGATAAGTTTGTTGATTACGTTATCAAGTCCGGTGTAAAATTAGATCATTGGTGCAGAGATGAGCTGTACGAGACATACCTATATGAGATGATTAAAATAGAGCCAGTTGAAAGCGCCATACAAAGATCGCTCAGTTCTATGATGGAATGGGGTGATGCTAACGAAACAGTATGGACACATTATTTCTTGTATGCCAGCCAAAGTAGAATTATTCAACATCTTAAAGATGGAAAAGTTAGTCCATGGTTGTTATTCAATTGTGAATCAGGCAAAGAGTTTCTCAAAAGTCTTAATAATGACCAATTAGAAATGATAACACCTGCTATTGATTTTCAATGGTGGGTTAGTAAGATTAACAAGAGCAAAACAGATTCAAATGTTGTCAAAGAAGTTTGCAGAGAGGCAGGAATTCCATGAGCGCCCCGTTACCTCATTCTAAACCTTTACAAAATTTTATAAAGACATTCGAAGGTCATGTTGAGATTAGCCAAAGAAGATTTCGCCGAATGGTCTCTAATCCAATCAATTGGGAACAAGACATCAACGTTCCCTACGGATCTGCAAAATACGAAGAAGTTGAGGCTGTGGCACTACACATTCCAGTTTATAAACTAGAAGAGTTTCTGGCATCTATACCAGAACACCAATACCGAGAAATGGAAATACGTATGCAAGTGCCCGCGGTTAAATTAGCATACGAACATTATCGAATGTTATTAAAGATGTGCGGAGGAGATTACGATGCCAGATATTGATATTGACTTTGCTGATAGAACTTTAATACTTGATAAAATTGAACACGTTACTGCAACACTAGATGGAACTTTTAAAAAGCACAATACTGGTGTATATTGTACTAGAATTCCATTTAATCCATTAACCGGACTTGCTAGTATAAATTATGAGGAAGCAGAAGAAAGAGGCTATTTTAAAATAGACTTTCTTAATGTAAACATATACTC